GGATATGAAAGCCAAGATAGAAGGATATACTGCACCAGATTTAAGCCATATTGATGAACAGATTGCAGTTCTTAAATCCGAGGTATCAATGGTATTAGAGGAAGTTAGTTTGGTTAATGATGTGGCACAAAGCCTAAAAAATGACCTTAGAGACGATATTAAGACCATGAAAGCCGATATAAGAGCCATAGACAAGGTAGTTAATGATATTGAGGACAGAGTTAAGGCTAATGAAAGAGAGATATCTGAGGACTTCAAAATCCTTGAAAAAGAGATAGATGACAAGATAAAAAAGTCTTTATCTAATCCATTGGCAGGGATAAAATAAATCATGACTAATCTTAATGAAATACAAGAAGAACTAAACAAACACAGACAACTCAATAAAGACCTTAAATCTGATAATAGAAAACTCAGGAAAGACCTAAAAGATAAAGATCAAGAGATTACTGATCTTAATAAATATAATATGCACATTACTAAAAAATTGCTTATTGCTACTGATCCTGAAGAGAAAAATATGTATTTGACAACAAAGTTAAATGAACTTAATAAAATATCTATAGACGCAAAATTAAACGAGGTACACAATGCCAAGGCAAGCAGACAAGATTAATAAGTTGGATAAAGAAGTATCTTTAATACAAAAAGATATTGAAATTATTAAAAATAATCATTTAAAACATATTGAAGCTGATATCAAAAAAATTAATTATGTTTTATGGTCTGTTGGTATTTTAGTTTTATCTAATTTAATTATCTTAGTTAGAGACTTAGTTGGCTAAAAGATCACAAGTCACAAATTCTGTTTACGAACCTAAACCCAAACGCACCTCTATCGGCAGAGGTAATGTGAAAATGTCATCTATGAATAAGCATAGAAGAAGGAGCTATAAGAAGTATAATAGACAGGGTAAATGACGAATATTTGCTTATGGATGAAAAACAACAAAAGGGTGTAAGCTCTGAATTAATTGCTGAGTATTATTTAACCAAAGCTGGCTATATCGTTTATTCTAAAAAATCCGTACAGAGTCCTGTTGATTTAATTGCCATCAATCCAGAAGATGGTGAAATATTATTAGTAGATGTTAAAACTGCCAGTATTAGACAAACCAATTTTCAAAAAGGAACAACTATTAGACGATCAGCAAATGAAGAACAAAAACGATTAAATGTTTGTTTTTTATATGTATATGATAATAAAATGTGCGAGTTGATAATGTATAAGGATAATACTAGAATAACGAAAATTTTAAATGAGGTTTTAGTATGAACTTAGAAAGATTAAAAAAGGATATCATAAGGTTTGAATCAATTGAATATACCCCCTACATATGTTCGGCTGATAAAGAAAGTATTAAAATTGATGGAAAACCTAGATATACAGTTGGAGTCGGACATCTTATTCTTCCAACTGAGTCTCACCTTTTAAATAGACAAAAGCCTTTGACCAATGCAGAGGTCATGGTTCTCTTTGAGAAAGATTTGTCTATTGCTATGAATGAGGCAAAAAAATTTATTAATCCATCTTCTATTGAACCTGAAGCATGGGAAATAGTTTGTCATCTTTCGTTTTGGCTGGGATATCCAACCTTAGCTAAATTTAAAAATACTCAGAAGGCACTAGAGAACCAAGATTATGTTTTGTGTGCTGAGGAGCTTTTAGACTCTAATTTATATCGTTCTACTTTTAAGGGAGTTAAAAATAGAATTATCGAATTATCATCTAGGATGAGAGATATCTAATGTTAGAAAAAATATTAAGTGGTGGTCTTGTGGGTAGTGTTGGAAAAATCGTAGATGAATTACATACAAGCGATGAAGAGAAAGCTCAAGCAAAGATAAAACTACAAGAGTTAGAGAACCAATTAAAATTAAAACAAATGGATATAAATAAAGTAGAGGCAGGTCATAAATCTATTTTTGTCGCTGGCTGGAGACCAGCAACAGGTTGGTTAATAGTGGGAATTTTATTCTATTCGTATATACTCCAACCCTTCATCCTAATGACTTTAAAGATTATGGGTAAAGATATTGAACTTCCAGTCCTTAATATGCAGGAAGTGATGCCGATAATCCTAGGAATGCTCGGACTTGGCTTCTCGAGATCCTACGAAAAAAAACATAAAGTTGCTAGAGATAAATAACAAAGGAGTAAACTATGTTAGGTAAATTAAAAGAATGGTTTGATGCTTTCACAAACTTAAAATCATGGGTGCAAATATCAGTTATAATTATATTGGTAGTATTGCTTCATCATTACATTTTACATTAAACACTATTTCAAGAGAGAATGACCACGATTTTGTAAACAGTTCTGTTGTATCTGTTTATATTCGTAGTCCATTTTAGGGGTTAAAAATAAAGTGCCTATTCTTAAATAATAATTATAGACATAGGCAAACCCCTCTCTTGTTTTATTCATATGCTCTAAAGCCAATTCTCGGCATAAAATAATATCATTAGTGACATTATCAGATTGTGACTCAGGAAAAGTTCCTGATCTGCCAGCAGTATCAACCACTGGTTTATAAGTACAATTAGTTATTAATAAAAATGCGATAAGTATTTTTTTCATTATTTGCTCCTTTTTAAAATTTTTTTAGTCTTGATTAAATAGGGATCAAAACTTCCCCCATTATAACAGCGAATACATCTATAATTTTGAGGCATATATTCCAGCATCATAGCTCTGGTAAATTTTCTTTTGCACCTTGAACATTTTTCAATATTAAAATCTTTTGTTGATAGTTTGGTGACTGACATTTATTTGTCTATACATAAGCCATTGTCTAAGACAATTTTTTCCTCTGTTTCAATCCAGACTCTTGCACCACAAGGTAGTGGTTTTTTAGGTGAATAAACAACTTTTGCCACAGTGTTATTGTCTTTATCTTTAATTTCTACATTGTGAGCATAGTCATTTGATTTATAAGTTTTGCAGGTAATCACAGGCTCTGGATTATCTTTTTTTATATTTGATTTAATCTTATGTTGATTAATGTGAATTATTTTTTTCATTATTGCCTTTCTTTTGCATTTTGTTCTCCCTTCAGGAAGTGGGCTTATGCCCACTCCTTTATAAATTGATCTCTATTTTTAGCTTTAGTCCAGTTGATTGCTGAATTAATACCATTCTCTCTGTTGTGCTTATAAAAAGCATCAGTGCTTAAAGTAGCTGTAAATTGATGATGCCAATATTCAGAAACATGATTAGGAATTTGCATAATGTTAAGAAACAAATAATCATCCTCATCTGGATAATTTTTGTAAATCCATTCATTAGCTTCCTCTGGAGTTTTAAATTTAACACCATCTAAAAAGTGTTTAATTGTAAAACCATCTTCAGTTAATCTGTAAACTTGAAAATAATAATTATTGTTATTATCAGTTTCGTTAATGTAGTTTACTGTGATGTGATCTTTGTTCATGTTGTTCTCCTTGTTAGTTTTATTAATGTTCATAGTTATTTTATACATGAAAATGTTCACAATTACAAATTATTTAAGAACTTTTTTTTAATTTTTTTTACGTTGAAAAATAAGGCTTTTGGGGGATATAGGAGAACTGAACATTAAAAAATACCCCCCAAAACTGTTATAAGATGGTTTGACTCCTAGATTTTTGCAAATCAGACTCATACAATCTGATACCATCTTTTATAGCTTCCCATTCTAAATCGGTGCTATAAGTAAATTTAATCCTGCAATTACTATAATCTTTATAAGCATTGACGATGCAGAGTTTACCATGAGATGACTGCTGGACGTATTCAGCTAATAGATCAACATGGTGCTGACTGCCTACTGTGTGGTTGTGTGATTTATTGTTCATTACTAAACTCCTTTAAATATTCGCCTAGTTCTCTGGTTTGAGCATTCTGGTCAAACCTTTTTAATACTGTGTTAGAAGAAATAAAATCTTTAACCCAGCTTGGTGTCATGGTCATCGGATTAGATAATCGTTTATATAATTTATCCTTATCCTTCTTAAAGACCGATTTCATTTTACCTTGAAAGATTGCTATAGCTAAATAGCTTCTATCGTTCTCTTTTACAAAGATCGTAGTATCAAGAATATCTTTGTCATCCAGATATCCGAAGTGCATAGTCCAAGTCATTAGTTGTTCTCCTTTTTATAAAATTTATTTTTTAGCTTTTCTTGATTTCTTGATTTAGACAAAGCACCAAGTTTAGCCATTGAAACAGAAACTGGGATTTCTCTTTTACCATCAGCATATTGAAAATAAATATATCCTTTCTCAATCTTAGTAATGATAGCAGGTATTGTTTCCCTTTTCATTGGATTAGTATTACCAATAATTTGATTAGTGACTATATCACCTACTTTAAAATTTCTTGCCATTATACTGTTCTCCCATGAAAATAATATTTTTGAAATATAGCCTCTTCTTTTCCAAATGCTTCGATCTCCCAAGGTTGATGTTCGTAAGGTATATGTGATTTAACACCTAACTCTTTACCTTCCCAACGAGCATGAAGCTGATGATCAGACTTCCAATATCTATACTGTAAACGACCTGAAACAATCTGCTCAACATGGATCATTTCATGTGCAAGAGTTCTTAGAATATCTGTGTCAAATCTATTGTAGTCCAAAGTAATTCTAAATTCTTTTTGCTTTACTGAACCCATGCACTTATTAATCACTTGCCCCCAAGTATTTTTATCTAAGGTTGTTTTTCTAACATCAATCTTAATTTTGATTGTGTTCATCATTCTGACTGTCATCAATTCTTTTGCAAAAAATTGTGTAGCCTCTTTGATAAGATTTTCTAGTCTTTCATCTCTAGTTAATCTTGGCATTGATAGTTGTACTTTCATTTTGTTCTCCTTAATAATGTTCATACCTAAGTTTATAATTGATAATGTTCATAATGTCAAACATTTAAGAACATTTATTTTATTTTTTTTTTGGGTGAAAAAGCATTGAAAAACAACAAGAATAATAGGGTGTTCCAACTTTTGGACACTTGGTACACCAAAGGACTATAAAAAAAAAGGGGGTAAGCCATGAGACCAACCCCCTAAGAGAACAAAAATAAAAAATAACTTAACTGAGAAGCATTTTATATTCGTAAAAATTATAAATCATTTATGTCTTTATACTATCTTTATCTCCCATGAGAATAATCATCATAAGGATTTGTGACAGGTTCATAATTTCCATCTGGAAAATTATTTTGCTGACCAAAGTTTTGCTGTTGATTACCCTGCTGTTGCGGTGATTGTTGATGAGGCTGTGGACTCTGGTTTCTTTGTGCCTGATTAATATTTTGTTGAGCCATTCGTGTCTCATCATACGGAGCATAGACATTATATTTTGCTCCATCATTACAAGAAATATAAATCGTAAATGGAAAATTATTCGGATCAACTATATTTCCACTTTTGTCTTTAATCCAAACTGAGCCATGTTTCATTCTCATAGGTTTCCCAGTTTTTTCATTTGTGCGATAGGGATGTGTGTATTTTAATTCAAAGTTTGGTTTGTTGCTCCCCCCACCATTATTATTATTATTATTATAATTATTATTTTGCTGTTGCATTTTTCCTTTTCCTTTTTGGTTTTGTTTCTAATTTTTCCTCTATCTCTTTTTTATAAGTTTGATATTGGAAACAGAACTCGGAAGCAGGACAATAATGAATGCACCTCTTCCAAATTCCTTGATGATCCTGCCAGACTTGTTTTGATGAACAATCAGGCAAAATCGTTTCTGCTTTAATCAAATCTTTTACTTTTATATTTATCCATCGTTTGACTAAAGCATCAGGAAGTATTTCTAATTTTACTTCCATTATTGGAGCTGGATAACCTTTTTTATTTTTATAATATCCAGCAACCCAATCTCTAAATAAAACTAATAACTTGAGTTCAATGACATTGTAGCCATTCTCTTGAGCTAGTAGTCTATAAATATTTTGTTTAATGGTATGATCACGAATAAAAGATTTCCAACTTAACTTGTTTGTATATTTAAAGGCTGAAGTTGTTTTGTAATCTAAAATTCCAAAAGCGTCCTCACCTTCAAAGCTGGCAACCTTACGCATGCAATCAATCATTCCACCCAGTATTCTTTTTTCCTTACCGACAAAAATATCTTTATATAATCTTGTTTCTTTAAGAGTAGCTTCATCATCAGCCTGCTCAAAAATGTAATGTAGAACAGTTCCATAAATTGCGTAAAACTGATCAATGATATCTCTAGAAATTTTGTCTGAATTAAGTCTAGATAAAATTACTTTTTTAGGTGGTTCTCCAATACCAATATCTGATACTGAATAATTTGCTTTACCTTTTGAATATTGATGCTGATTAACAACCTTCATCAATACACTGGGTAGATTATGCTTATTTGTTAGTTCCATTTTTGTCTCCGTTTTGTTGATGCAGAGGGATCGACCTATAGTTAAAAAGGAGGATTTTTTGCTATATATACATTGTTGTTAAAAAAACCCCTCTGCACCGAATATGAACTTTAGTTCATAGAAAATAATTTAAACATTATTCACATTGATACAAGAAAAATGTTTTTAAATACAAAAAAAACCTATATACATTTGTTCATGGAAACAAATCAAATATCGCTGTCTCCTAAGATGGAACAAGCTAATCAGTTCATTTCTTCTTACATCAAAGAAAAAAATGTAAGTCCGACTTATCAAGAAATAGCTGATCATTTAGGAGTAAAAACTAGATCAAGAGTTGCGTACTTGATTGATCAATTAATGAAGAGAACAAATCTAAGAAAAAAAACAGGAGTTAAGAGAGCATTATTTTATGAACAATGATAAAAAAAACCATTCTGAGAAGCCTTGGTATAAAAGATATCCAGCCGAGATGATGTTAGCCACCCAAAGGCTAAATTTTACACAGAGAGGCATTTTCTGGACAATACAAGACCATTTATGGTTTGAGATACATGAAGGTGGACTAGCAGAAGATTATATAAGAGATATCTGCAAGGATGCCGATGAGCAGGATGTGAACAAAGTATTATCTTTATTCTTTAAAAGGGATGGAGAATTATTTTATTCTAAACATCTTAGAAACCAGTACGAAGATATTATTAAAAAATCAGAGTCGGCAAGAAAAGGCTGGTCGTTAAAGAAAGCAGAACGAGAGCAGAAACAAAGCACAAGCGATGCAGATGAAGAGCAGAATGATAAAACATGCAAAGTTTTCTCTAATTCTAATTCTAATTCTAATTCTTTAATTATTACTATGTTCGATGAGTTCTGGAAGTCGTTGGTTGTAAACATCAGACAACGATCATCAAAACCGAAATCATTATCTAAATTTAAAAAGTTAAATGAAGATACCCAAAAATTAATAATAAAAACTTACCCTGAGTATTGTACTCAACAAGGTCAATATGCTGTTGCATTGGAGAGATATATTGAAAACGAAAAATACAACGAAGTTCAAACTCCAGAATTAAAAATGCAAAGTGAAGAGGTTGGCAAAACTCAAATTAGAAGGAGTCGCTGGCAAATGGCTATGAAACAAGGCAGACCATTGTTTAATATGAGTAGTGGTGAGTTCGATCAGTTAAAGGAAGAATTTGGTGAAACTATTTCCTAATAAAAAATATCAGATCATTTATGCTGATCCACCTTGGAGTTATTCTAATTTTCAAGGTAAAGGTAAAGCCTACGGAGATGTTTCTTCACATTACAAAACATTAACAATTAATGAAATAAAATCTTTAGATGTTCATAAAATTTCAGATAATAATTGTATGTTGTTTATTTGGGTGACTTATCCAAATTTAATAGAAGGAATAGATGTCTTAAAATCTTGGGGTTTTAAATACAAAACTGTAGGCTTTACTTGGGTTAAAACTAATAAGAAAAATGGATATTATTCTGGATTAGGTTTTTACACTAATTCTAATTGTGAGATTTGTCTAATTGGTAGAAAAGGAAAATTTATTAGAAACTCTAAAAAAGTTAAACAATTAGTCATTGATCAATTAAGAGAACATTCAAGAAAGCCAGATTGTGTCAGAGATCGCATAGTTGATTTATGTGGTGACTTGCCAAGAATAGAATTGTTTGCGAGACAAAAGGTAGAAGGTTGGGATTGCTGGGGTAATGAAGTTGAACACCTTTAAAAAAGACCTCAATAGAGGAAAACAAATTGAGCTGTATGTTCTTAAACAAATACGTTTAATATTTCCATCTACGACTCTTATTGAGAACAAATTTAAATTCTATGATATTTTTATACCTGAGATAGAAAAAAAAATTGAAGTAAAATACGATGAGAAATCACAAGAGACAGGAAATATTTTAGTAGAGTTATTTATGTTTAATCAACCCTCTGCTTTATTAGTGACTAAAGCAGATTATTGGGTATTCTTTACAGGGGATAGGTTCATTTGGCTACAACCTATTAAAATCATTGAATGTCTATTAATGAACAATATCCCCAGCCGACAATTCATTGGTAAGGGAGATACCCAACCCAAGACAGCCTGCCTTGTAAATCAGCGATTATTAGAGAGATATGCAAATATCATTCAAAAAAGTGTTGATATACAACCATTATTTTGTTCATAATAATACTTGCATTAATGTTCATAATTTAGTAATTTTAGGTATGAACAAAAATATAGGAGAACAAAAGATGAAAACTACAAAAATCAATACAGGTATATATGAGGTATTTTATAATGGTCACAAATTTCAAATAGATAAAATACAAACAATGTTTGGTTGGGAGTGGCAGATTTGTGAAAACATACTTAATCAACCACTTAATATTTCAAGTAATATTATTGAGCCTTTAGTGACTGAGCCTTTTGAAACACAAGAAGTATTAGACATTTATCCAACTTTAAAAAGTGCAAAAGAAAGTATCATTAGAGGTTATGAGAACAAAGAACAGGGGGATTTTTAATATGAGCAATCTTTTATTAGAAAACTTTATTAATGAAATTAATTCAAAAAGAGAAAGTGCTATCAAAAGTGCTTACGAATTTAGAATGGATAAAATTAAAAAACAGATTGCTAACATTCCTGCAAAAGTAAAAAATTGGAATGAAGTATTTGACAAAGAACTCAAAGCTGAAGTTGTAAAAGATGGTTTTAAAACAGAATGTGATAATCGTTCTGCCTTTGCTAGACTTAACCTTGGTGAGAAGCGTTCTATAAAATCTCAATTTGCTTTTTTTCAGCATGTCTTTGTTTTAAGTCAAAGAATTAAAAACTTTGTGGAAGATAAACAATTTTCTTCTGGCGGTTTTAACTTAGAGACTCATCAGGTTTACGTTGTAGAGTCAATGGAAAATATCAAAAAAGAAATTATGATGATTACTAAAATGGAAGTAAATCAAATTTTTGATATGTATTTATCTAGGGTTGCAACTACTGTAAAACAAATTGATTATTGTAATCCAATAGCTAAATGTGAAATTGATACATTTGATTTAGATGGTTATCCAACATCTAAAATACTAATTGCTACAGAGAACAATACTGAATGTGAAATTAAAACATCTGTTAAATGGAACTTTTCTAAGTATGGAAAGATGTTTGGTCAATATCCTACAACTATTCACAACCAGAAAAGAAATGGTGAGAAACAAACTAATCATATCTTTCATGTAGCATCAGACAATTTTAATGTTGTTTGGACTGAGATGAAGGCACATGAGAAGAATGAAAAAACTAATAGAGCAATTAAAAGATTAGAGGAAGAACTATCTCAAGTAGAAAAATCTAATCCTAATGATGATTATTATGATGCTAAATATATTGCTAAAAGAGTTAAAAAACTAAACGAAAGAATAGCAAAAGAAAAAGCTAAATTAATTGACGTTAGGTCTTACAGAGACGTTGGGCAATCTTTATTAGAGGTTGCCTAACCTCACACCTGCTATATCGAAATAGCATAATCCAAACATAAAAAATTATATATAAAGCTGGCATGAGCTGGCTTTATAAATTTATAAAAAACATCAACCAATCCACTGATCAATCTGTAGAAGATTTTTGTCGTGTTGAGTACGGAAGAAATTGGCAATTTGCCTATCAATACTTTCAAAAGAATAAATCTTTTCCTAGGTACAAATAATTAAATCTGATAATTTACATTTATGAAAGATAAGATATTAGAGTGGTTAGATGATCATCCACACATGACGATTGATCTGCATAAGAATAAAAATGGATATGATGTAGTTGTGAGATACCACACTTTCCAGACAGAAAAGAATGCTGTTTCATTTTGTAAATTCCTTCAATATTCTTTAACTAATGAACAAGAAACAACAGAAACTAGGACTATCCATTAATAAAGTATTAGCTCTAAAAAAATTCTTAGAGTTTACACCGTATGAAAGAGACAGATGGCAAAGGTGTTTTGTCTGTGGTAAATGGGCATCTGTTTGGACTCCAGATAAATTTCCAGCTATACAAGGCTTTTTATTTTGTTATAAACATTATGAAGAACATAAACAAAATAACAAAGATCAAGGAGACTTATTCAATGGTTGATAACGTAAACAATCCAGCACATTATACTATTGGCAAAGGTGTCGAGACTATTGAGTCTATAGAACATCAATTATCTACTGACCAGTTCAGGGGATATTTAAAAGGAAACATATGTAAGTATTTATTTAGATATGAGAAAAAAAATTACTTAGAAGATTTATTAAAAGCTCAATGGTATATGAATTATCTCATAGAGTTTGAAAGAAGAATACAGGGAGAGTAATGCAGATATCAGTAAAAAATAATATTAAAGAAGTGACTAAGGGTTTGAGTAATATTCAAAGAAAACAAATACCTTTTGCAACTGCAAGAGCATTAACATTCACAGCTAAAGATGGTGCGAAATATATTAACAAAGCATCTCATAAATTTATTGATAGACCTAATCCATTTACTAAACGAGCATTTGCATTTATGAAAGCAACTAAACAAACATTAACCTCAAGTGTGTTTGCTAAAGATGTTCAAGGTAAATACCTCAAGCACATCATTGATGGTACAACAAGAAATAGACAATCAGGAAAACCTTATCCTGTATCAGCATCGAAAAAATTACTTGATGCCTATGGCAACTTTGGTAAAGGATATTCCAGAATAAGATCAGCAAAGAAAAAGAAGAATAGATTTATTGCAAACATAAAAGGCACACAAGGTTTATGGGAGAGACTACCAAACAATAAATTAAAACTGCTTGCTGGTTTTGAACAGAGAAATGTTTCTTATAGAAAATCTTTTCCTGTGTTTGAATTACTAACTCGGTTCGTTCAAAGAGAGTTCACTAGAAAGTTTACAAGGAGTCTACAGAGTGCGTTGCGAACAGCTAGATAATCCTTATTTTATAGGTACTTTACAGCATTTTATTTCGTGC